AGATTGCCACGCCCTCGAAGTAATTTCCGCCAGGCGAGTTCATCTCGACGTTGATTGGCTTGTCGCCGATCGAGCGCAGCGCGGCCGCAACCCGCTTGGTGTTCACTCCGCCGCCCTCGCCATCGTAGCCGATGTAATCAAAGATCGAGAGGGTCGGCGTGTCGCTCGCCAGCGCCGTCACCTCGAAGTGGCGGAAGTCCGGCGCGAGCGCCTTCATCTCGAACTGCCACCCGGTTCCACCGCCCACGCCGGTGATCTCGGGCGGGCGCTGCGCAGCGAGTACGGCGCGAAGGCTATGTCGGTTCATTCTGATCCTCCACGATCCCGGCAGCGGTGGTGCCGGCACGGGGCGCGAGGCCGTAGCCTTCGGCGTGCGGGTTCATGTCCAGCGCTTCGCGCGCCTCATTCGCCTCGATGAACGGCTTGCCGCCGCCCGAGCCCAGCGCGCGGGCAAGGAACTCGGCCTGGTCTTTCATCGAGCCGCGCAGCAGCGCGCGCTCATTGAACTTGGCGTACAGGACATCGCCGTTGCGGGCCTGTTTCTCTTGCCGGCTGAGCAACCGCCAGATCGCCTCTTCCCAGATCACGAACCATGGCAGCAGACAGTAGACGACAAAGTAGAGCCCGAGCTGTTCGATCCCGCTGCCCCACGCGGTCTCGTCGAACATCAGCAAGGGGCGCGGAACGCCGGTGAACCGCGAGCCCTGCTCCGCTTCCTGCTTGCGCAATTCGACCAGCTGGTTCTCGCGGGCAGTACCGGAGAATGGCTTTGCCTCGCCGCCGTCCTCCAGCAGCATCCAGTCGCCCGCGTTGTCGGCACCTGAATACTGCTCCGACAGGCTCTCCTTCAGGCGCAGGTAGGCTTCTTCGCCGAGTTCCGTCCCTTGCGGCAGCTGGATCGCGCCGCCCGCCATCACGCCCTTGCGCAGCAGGTTCGCCATCGCCTTCTCGGCGAGGTGCGCCAGGCCGATCGTGTCCGCGGCAACGTCCAGGAGCCCGAGCCCATTGAGGCCATCGAGCGATACCGGCGCGCGGAAGTGGAACACGTCGGCAGCGGATAGGTACTCAGGGCGGCCGCTCTTGGGCGTATGCTTGAAGCGGAGCGTGCCGCCGGTCAGCTCCTTCACCACGGTCTTGCGCGCGAACGGCACCAGCGCCTGTACTTCGCCATTGAGGCGAACGACACGGGCGTAGGCATTGCCGTCGAGCAGCGCCGCCAGCTGCATGAAGCTCTTGAACTCGCTCGGCGACATCGCGCCGTTGCCCATCGGATCGAGCTTCAGCACCGAATGCAGCGGGTGATCGGTCGCCTTTGTGGTCGTGCCGTCCGCACTGCGCCGCATCAGGTTGAGCGGCAGCATGCCCATCGAGCCTGCGATCAGCGACGAACCGCGGTAGAATACCGAGTTGCGCATCGCCATGCGGTCGCTGACAGCGACACCGGACATCGCCTCACGGCCGCCGCGCAGAAAAGATTGAAGCACGGGGTCGCTGCTGTCGGCGAGGTTGTGCACATCATAGGCGTAGACCTTGCGGCGATCGACGGCCTGCGCCGGACCCCGGGCCGTGGACCGGCGAAAGCCTGCGCCACGACGATAATCTTCGGGCGACAGTCCCGCCATGCGCCCTCCTAAACCCTCCGGATGCCCCGGCTCGCGTAGACCGATTTCTTCTTCGGCCGCTCGTTCGCGGTCGCGGCACCGACGGCCATGGCGATCGTCACCATGCCGTCGATGCGTCCGCGCGACTTCGCCTTGTCGAACGCTCGGTTGCCTTGGCCGTCGAAATCCAAAGCCGTGTTCGCGGCGCAGCTGTAGGTCACCGGCGACGCGTCGATCACGATCCGCTGTTCCAGGATGCGGTCTTCGGTACGCGTGATCGAGTGCGGCATGCAGAGCTGGCGGTCTTCGAACATCACCCGCTTGCCTTGGGCATGCTTCACGATCTTTAGCCCGCGGCCTTCCGGCTTCCCCGGGCCTTCGTAGGACCAGACCGCTAGTCCGATCTGCTCGCAGGCTTCCATGAAGCCGGTGATGAACGCGGGGTCCACGACCAGTTCCTGAACGTCATGTTCGGCAACCAGAGCGGCAACGCGCATGGCGACAAAGGTGTAATCGATCGTCGCGCCTGGCGTTGCGACCAGATAGTTGTCCTCGACCCACTCGACGTACGGGGCCTTGTCCGCCTCGGCTCTGTCCCGCAGCCCCTCCTGCGTGGTCCAGTACCACGTCTTGACCGCCAGCGGCTCGACCTCTGTCGCTTCCCATGCGCCGCTCAGCGCGGTCAGGTCGTTCTTCTTCGACAGGTCCAAGCTTAGCCAGCAGCGCCGACCGCGCATCTTGGTGGAGTCGACCGGGCCCTGCACCGCCGACCACTTCTCTTCGTCGATCCAGAAGTCGGCCGCCGCAGTGTCGATGCCGAAATACAGCCGCTTCACGCTCGACTTGGTGGACGGGCGCAGCATTGCGGACGCGACGGTCTCGCGGATGTTCTCGATCGGGAACGTCTCGCCGAGCGCGGGCAGCGACTTCTGCCAGCAGGCTTCGTTTTCCAGCACGTTCTCGCGATCGGCCTTGTCGACGCGGGCGATGAACGCGAACGCGCTGTCGTCGCGCGCCTCCCCCTTCGCGATCATCTGATACATGCTCGAATACGACGTGCCGACGTGCTGCGAGGTGGCAGGCGTGTTCGTGCCCAGCAGCATCAGCGCGTTGCCGGCCACCTTGTCGATCGCGCGCTTCCAGGTCTCCAGCTGGTGGTCGCTCGTGAACTCGTGGATCTCGTCGCCAGCCACATAGGATGGGCGCGGACCCGATTGAGCCTCACCGCCGGCGATCGGCTGAAAGAACCCGCCGCTATCGGGATGCTCGATCTTCCATGCGTTCTGCAGCTCGCCGCGGATGACGACCTCGCCGCGCGCTTCCAGGCTGTCCCCGTCGTCGTGGTCGGGGATCGTTGCTCGGCACATGGCGACGGCATCGCGAAACAGGACGTTGGCCGTCGCGCGGTCCTCGCCGATCGCATAGCACTGCGCTCGCGGTATCTCGCACCAGCCCATGATGTAGACGCCGATCGCGCCCATCAGCGGCGACTTGGCTTGCCCCTTGCCGGTCTCCAGCCAGCCCGCACGAAAGCGCCAGCGGTTGGTGGCGGTGCGCCAGCCGAACAGCGAACCGCCGACGAAGGTGTGCCACTCCAATGGGTAGAACGGTTCGCCGGCCGCAGGGCCGTCGGTGACCTGAAAGACGGCGGGCAGGAACCCGAGGAAGTGCGCGGCTTCATCCGGCCGCCAGAAGATGCCACGCCGCTCGCCGTCGCGGATGTCGCGCAGGTGGCGCTCGGCCGCGTGCCGCACCAGATCGCCCGCGACGAACAGCTTGCCCTCGACTGCCGCCTTCGCCCACGCAGTGGTGGGGTCAGGGTCGGCAAGGAAGCGGTTAGGCACTCCGCGGCTTCAGGTAACTGTCCGCGCCGGTGCGGCGAGTGGCGCGCTTCACCACCTTGGTCGCGCCTGAGCGGCGACGGGGGCTGAGCCCCAGTTCCTGCTCCTGGCGATCCGCATCGGACCCGGCTTCACGCATCGCCGTGAAGTACGGGCTGAGCCGCGCGATGGCCTTGGGGTTGCCGCGCTTGGGTTTCAGGACCGCGCCGCTGTCGGCGACCTCGCGCGAGCAGCGGTCGTAGATGATGTAGGCGAGCACCAGGCGCTGGACAGCGTGGGCGTTCGCCGGTGCCAGCAGATCGCGGTCGCGAAGCTCAGTCGTGATCCGCCGCCAATGCTCGGCCGCGGCGGCCTGCTCCAGATCGTCGGTCAGCAGCAGCGCCCAACTCGGTTCGGCGACGATCGCGCCCGTGCCTTCGACAAGGTTCATGGCGCTTCACCCCGTAGGGGTGCTCCCAACTTTTAAGTTCGAAACTGATCTCGGTGCGTACGCAAGATGGGCGTCGGTGTCCGCTCGGAGCCCCCTCAGACTTTCGACCGGGGGGTGGGTCCTATCGACTCTCATGTCGCGATCGCGCAGGTTGCACCCGAACATCGGAGGTCAATGTGGCAGACAAGTCGATCCCGCGATCACTGGAGCAGAAGAGCAGCCAGCCGAAGGCTCCGCCGTCCGTTACCACACCCGCCGGAGATACTGGCGCTTCGACGCGACCAGTTGCGCCGCCGCAGACGACATCTGGAAGTCCAGCGCCAAGACCAAAGCGCTGAGGAGAT